CCGATTACGACCTGAAGATTTACGAGGCGGCAAAACTCAACGGCGCTCCGGCGCTCACTCCCGCCGAGGCAACGCGCATCCTCGATCTGCTCGGCACCTGCGAAATCCTGGGCGTCGAACTTGGCTCCGATGACGCGACGGTGACGCTGCGCGTGCTCGGCGGCGAAGTGCATCACACGCTCAATCAGCCGACCGCCGAGCAAGTGCTCGACTTTCGCAAAAAAGCGGCCAAGTCGCGCGAGATGCCTTACAACATGGCCGAGGTTCGCATTCTGCTCGAACCGGGCGCGAAACTGTGGGACGCCTGCCACGGCGCAAGCGAAGATTATCCGAACGGCGTTCCGGCGCTGCACAAAGACGCTGCCGCGCGAGCGGTGATCGACGCGCTCGACCGCGAGCTTCAATCGGAGGTCGATGAAACCGATTCTTTTTAGCAGGCGGGGCGTGGCCGGAGCGCCCGTCAGCGCGATTTCTGATGCACCGGCTGATGCGCCGCGACGCTCTCTGCCCGAAGCCGCACAATTGCGCCGAGGCGCAGATGGAGAGCGCGGACGACGACGATATTGGGCCGTGCGCGGCGTGCCCGCTCGAACTACTCAATCGCACGCTCGCCTCGGGCGTGTGGCGCGTCGTGTCAACGCTGGTGGATGTCGATTTCGCCCTTCAGGTCGGCATTCGCGTCGATCTTGAGCGACTCACGTATTTAGAATTCGCGCTCTTGCGCATTTTTACCGAGGAGCGGAAACGCTTCGAGAACGAAGAGAGCAAAAAGCAGCATGGCCGCTAACCGAATTTACATTCAAGTTGATTTTCAGTCGGACGACGCCAACGCCTCGATTAACCAACTGAACAAAAACATCGGGAGCATCGGAACGGCTGCGGATTCGGCCACCAAGCAGGCCACGACCGGCGTCAACAGTTTGTCGATTTCGATAGCGCAGGCAACGAGCGAGTTTTTGAATTTCGGCAACGTGATCGCGGGCCTCGCCATCGTGAAGCTCGTCGCGTCGTTCGCGCAGATTGCAGACGAGATCAACAGAGTCGAAATTAGCCTCACCGCGCTCAACGGCAGCGCCGCGCAAACCGAGGACTTGATGGGGAGAATTCGCGCCATTGCGAAAACCTCGCCGTTCTCGGTGAACGAACTCGCGCAGACCGCAAAGCAGATGGAAGCGTTTCACTTGTCGGCCTCGCAGATACCGGGAACGCTCAAAACGATTTCAAACGCGATGGCGGCGCTCGGCAAGGACTCGGGAACGATGGAGAATTTTGTCCGCATCCTTGGCACGGCGATGGGCCGCGACAAGATTCCCGCGTTACAGCTATACCGGCAGATCGCGCCGTTAGGCATCGACGTGAACGCGCTACTCAAAAAGGGCCTCGCCGAACAAGGCTATGGCGCGTTCAGCGATCAGCGCATCGCATCGCTCATCAAAGGCTCGGACGAGGCGGGCGTGTTAAGCGGGAGAGCGTTCGTCGAGGGCTTGCTTAAAGGTCTCGAATCGATGCCCGACGTTAGCGGCAAGATGGGCGAATTAGTCACGGTCAATTGGAAAAACGTTGTCGATCAATTCGACTTTCTCATTCAGAAAATCGAAGCGGATCTCGCGCCGATGCTCAACAGCATCTTGAAAACGGCGACGCAAATCCTTCAGGTATTCGAGGATATGCCGCCGTGGTTGCGCACCACGGCGGAAGTGATGGGCACCATTGCGCTCGCCGCTGGCAGTATCTACACCGCGTGGAAGGGGATCAGTGGATTCATGGCCCTCACCGGAGCCGCGCGGATGATTATGGGCGGCGCGGGCGCGGTCGGGACCGCTGCGGCTGCGGGAGGCGCGACGGCTGCGGCGGAAGGCGCGGCAGGCACCGTTGGCACGCTTATCGCGGGCGGCTCGGGCGGCGCGGGCGTCATCGCCACTATTACAACCGGCATCGCCGGTCTTTCGACGGGGATGCTTGCGCTCGCGGCAGGAGTCTCGGCGGTAGTCGGCGCGTTCCTCGGGAAAACGCTCGCCGATTTCATCGGGCAAAACATGCCCGAGGTCATCGAGTGGATCGGAAAACTTACCGACAAGCTCGGACTCACCAAGGCAATCGTTGATACGTTCGTGCCCGAATTCGCGGAGGCCCAAAAGAGCGCGCAGCAGTTTCAAGGGTTGCTCGAACGCTGGCGTGCGGGAACGCTCAAGCCCGAAGACTACGCGGGCGGCAAAAAGCCCGGCAGTCTATTGGAGCCGAACGAGGAAAAAATCAAGCAACAAATCGAGGCTTCGCAACAATTACTCGACCGCGCCAAAGAGCATGAATTGCAGGGTATCGCCGCAATTGAAATCAAGTACGACGAACTCTACAAGAAAAATGCCGGGAACATAATCGCCCTCTCTAACTTAAGGGCCGCAAAAATCATTGAGGAAGCAAACTTAATACAGCAGTATCAGGACAAAACCAACGAGGAGCGACTGAAAAACGAGCGTGCCCGGCTCGATGCCACCGCCAACTATGTCGACAAGATGGCGCGCCGCCAGTCGGAAATCGAGTCGGCGCAATCGACGGCTACGCTCGAACAAGCAGCGCGAGTCGCGGCCCAGGTAGCCGCAATCGAGGATGCGGCGGCGCTTAAGGCCGCGAAATACCGCCAGGATTTAGCCGACGATGTTTATGCCAAAGACTTGGCGCAGCGCGAAAAGGACCTTACGGTTCTCAAGATCCCGCCCGAAACGGTAAAGGCGGGAATCAAAGCGGACACCGATAAATGGATCATTGACCGGCAGACCGCGATAGAAAAATCCGACGAGGAAATCGCGAGACGCCGCGCGGAATTATTCAAAGCCGTCGCGCAGGAAGCGACCGAGTACGAGCGTAATCTCCGCGACGAAACGCGGCAAGAAGAAATCTCTCAGATCACGCGTAGCGCCGAGCTTGCCAAGGCAACCATCCAGACCGGAGGAGATCAAAACGCAGAGCAGCGCGTCGCGACGATTCAGAAGACTGCCGCCATCGAAATCGACGCCGCACAAAAAGTCGCAGACGCGCAAAAGAAATTTCTCGACCAGGGTTTAGTCGATCAGATTAAAGCCGACAACATCCGCATCGAGTCGCTACAGGACTATCCCGAGGAGCAGCGCAAGTTAATCAAACTCGTCACGAACGAGGAGATCGCGGCATCGGAGGATGTCGCCAAGAAAAGAGAAATCATTACCACCGACGCGGCCTATAACGAGGCCCGCATTCGCCTCGAAGCGAACCGCATGGCGAACGAAAAAATTATCGAGGAGCAGAGGCAGGTTTACGACAAACTCAAGAGCGCCATCGGCACCGTCTACGACGCGCTTTTCGAGAAGGGCAAGGGCATCTTTCAAAACCTAGTTGACGCCGCTAAAAAAGCGGGCGAATCCATGCTGAAGGAAATCATTACTTCGAATGCTGCGGCGGCGATGATGCAGCTATTCACCGGCGAGAAAGTAACGATGGAATCGCGTGGCGGATTTGGGCATGGCCCGCTCGGACGCCTCGCCGGGACGCTCACGCAGCGCCCGGTATTCCATACCAAGATCGACGATCCATCGGCGTGGGCGGCAGACAATTCGCTCAAGGTCACGGTCATGAACACCGAGCCGCAAAAAGTTCAGATCGACCAGAACTCGCAGCATAAGAGCACCATCAACGCGAGCATTACCGGACCCGCTGCGGCGGTGGCGTCGCTTGCGGCGGCAACCGGAATGCCGCCGTCTACGTCGGGCTATGCCACTTCTACGATCAGCTATGGCGATGTTGTCGGCGGCGGCGGAGTTTACAGCGGCGGCGGAACTGGTTTCGGCAGCGCATTCGGCGCACTCGGTTCGCTTTTTGGCGGATCAGGCGTCGGATCGGCGGGCGCTGCATCACTCGCATCGGGCGGCACGGGCAGCATCGCGGGTTTCCCGCTTGGCGGATTAGCGGGCGCTGCGGCGCTTGCGTCGGGCGGCATGGGTGGACCGGGCGGCTTAGGCGGCGCGGTGGGCAGCGTCTCGAAAGTCGCCGGTCTCGCGAAATTAGCAACCATGTTCAAGGGCGGCGGCACCGGCTTTATGTCGGGCGCGGGCCTCGGTGCGCTCGGCCTCGGCGTGTCGGCGCTCGGACTCAAGGGCGCATACGATCTCGGGCAATCGCCGCACATTGCCGCAAAGGTCGCGTCGCCGCTCGTGGGCGCAGCCTCGGGCCTTTTAGCAGCCGGTTCGCTTGCCGCGCTGTTCCCCTCGATTTTCGTTCCGCTGCTCGCGTCTGGTCCGTGGGGATGGGTCGCGGCGGCAGGCATCGGCGCAGCGGTCGGACTCATGGGGCTTTTGCATAAAACGGATGCTGAAAAAGCACGCGACGCTGTAAAGAAAGCCTACGGCATCGACGTTTCGAATACCGGCGTGCTGAACGCCATCGCCGAGGCGGCGAAAAAATACGGCGACTTCAACGTCGGCATCCGCTCGCCCGAGGTTCAGGCGATCATTCACGCCTACACGCTTTCGCAGGGCATCAACGCGACCGGCGTTCTGCCGCGTCCCATGTATTCGGCCACGCTTGCGCAATCGTCGGCAGCGGGCGGCTTGCAATTGCAGCCGGTTTATTCAAACGGTCAAGTGGTCGCAAGCCCGTATTCGGGCGGCACCACGCAGCAATGGTCACAAGGCATCTACGTACAACTGAATCCGCAGCAAGCAACCGATTTGCTCACCGGAAAAGTCGTGGATGCGATGAACAATAATCCCGGCACCGTCGCGAACGCGAACGCGACCGGCCTCGCCTCGGGGCAAAGCCGAACGGCGCAGCGCAACGCGCTGATCGAGCCGCTCACGGTGATGAGTTAATGCCCTCGAACATCATCCCCGCGACGCCGACCGATGTGTTTCCGCAGCTTCCCGCGAGCGCGTTCACTGAGGAATTGCGCATCGAGGCGAACGTCAACAATAACTATCCCGATGGATCGAGCGATAGAGCGCCGCTAGTCCAGAATCCCCGGCGCTTTTTTAAGATCACCGCGCCGGTTATCACGACCGGCAATCCGCCAAAATTCCCGCCGCAGTGGGACACGCTGCGCAAGTTTTATTTCGCGCACATCGGTGTGCCTTTTTATTTTTATTTTGGCCGCGAGACCGTGCCGCCGTATTCGCAAGATCCGACCGGCCAGAACACCGTTGGCCGCTACACAGTGGTATTCGACGGCGGCTATTCCGATGGCATCGCAATGGGCCGCTCGACGGTTTCTTTCGGGCTTCGCGAGGTTCAATGAGTGATTTTCTCGGCCCTATCGCGATT